GATACACAGACAGTATCAGCAAGAGATTTATACGATTTATTATCACAGGAAGATGGAGTCAAGGGTACAGAACGATTTAGCAAGTGGTTTGAAAGATATTCCGGCTATGGATTTGTACAAGGCGTTGATTTTTCAACCCCGAACAAAAAAGTACGGGTTCAAATTGAGGGAACTAGAAAGGTTCAGCGCGAGGTAGATGACATTGATATGTCTGTAGATATGGCGAAACAGATTTGCATGTTGCAGAGAACAGAAAAGGGCAAAGAAATTCGTCAGTACCTTATCGACTTAGAGAAAGCATGGAATACACCTGAGCAGGTTTTTGCCAGAGCATTAAAGATGGCAGACCAGACAATCAGCAGTTTAAAAGACAGATGCAAGTTTCTTGGTGGACAGGTTGTGGAACAGCAGAAAGTTATCGAAGAGCTTCAACCGAAAGCATCTTATTATGACATGATTCTCCAGTGCAAGGATTTAATTGCTACGACAGTCATTGCAAAGGACTATGGAATGTCAGCAAAGAAGTTCAATGCGATGCTTCACGACATGGGAATACAGTTCAAGCAGGGCGATACATGGGTTCTTTACTCGAAATATCAGGGAAATGGATATTTAAAAGTGAAAACACATAATTATCCAGATTCCGAAGGAGTACAGCATTCTAAAGAGCATTCTTATTGGACGCAGAAGGGACGGCTGTTTCTTTATGATTTCCTCAAACAGGATGATATTCTTCCGTTAATTGAAAGAGAACAGGTGGCGTAAAGGGGAGCGGAGCATAGAAGATGCCACAACAATAGTCCAATAAGTAGGACAGAAAGGAGAGTAATGGAGAGTGAGCCAACGCTTAACAGTAAAAGAAGCCGCTGCTGAGATTGGATGCAACGTGGAATATCTCAGACGGCAGATGAAAGCCGGGCGGTGGGATCTCGGAAGCGTGATAAAGCCAAATGCGAAGGTTAAGAATTATCAGTATTTTATCTTCCGGGCAAAGCTGGACAAGTTTCTAGGTATCGAACCAAGAGCAGACAACGAGGAGGTGGAGAATGAAGCAGATCAGTAAAGTATTTATAGCGGTAGGGCTTGGAATCATGTTTCTAGGCGGAATGATTGATGCGGATGGAACGTATTATGTTTTTCTGCTGATCGCTATAGCTCTCGGTGCGGTGGTTGCACTTATTGGAGTTGCGATCATTGATGCGGATAACCGTCGGGAAGAAAAGCGGAAAGAGAAGCAGAAAGCATATTTTATTCACCAGAAGGACAAGCTTGACGCTGATGTTGAGTTCCTTGGGGAATTTGAGGAGGTGGCAAAGTGACAAATGCTCAATGCGTAAGCGGTGAGGAAAATCCGAATGTCGAGGATATAGCGGTCGGCATGATTATTACAAAGGTGGCAACGGATTTTCATATTGAGGTTGACGCTGAAGGATACATACCGCTTTACCATCAAATGAAAGGATGGTTACTCAGTGAAAAAGAAAAATAGCACCATAACATTCTTTGGCGAGAACTGGTGCTATTTAACCGTAGGAATACAAAAGTATTTCTGCGTTTATTGTAACACGAAAACTAAATATTGGAAAGCGTGAAAATTATGTTTTTACGAGAATGCAGGATCTGCCATTGTTCAATGGATGCCGGAGAAGGTCAGAACGGTAAATGTGATGATTGCATATCGGGTGAGACCAAAAGGCGGGAAAACGAGAAAAAGGTCACTGAAATGGTCAGATCAACAAAATATTATCAAATGAGTTTGGAGGAATTTTTAAAATGAACATTACAAAAATAAAAATCAAAAATCTTTTTGGAATCAGAGAGTATGAAGCAGACGGAACATCTGTTGAGTTGTCTGGAAAAAATGGAACAGGAAAAAGTTCTGTTCTGGATGCAATTAAGTATGCACTGACGAATAAAAGCGATCGTGAGTACATCGTACATAAAGGGGAATCAGAGGGGGAGATCATTGTCGAGACAGACACAGGTATTTCCATTGACCGCAAGGTCAGAACAGGAAAAGCACCTTATAAGTCAGTAAAAAGAGACGGCTTGGAGGTTGGAAGTCCAGAAGCATTTTTGAAAGAGTTGTTTACACCATTGCAGCTCAATCCTATCGAGTTCATGAACATGGATAAAAAACAGCAGAATGCCATTATTTTAGACATGATCGAGTATCCGTGGGATATGAATAAAATCAAGGAATGGTTTGGAGAAATCCCGACATGGGTGTCTTACGATCAGAACATCCTCTCTGTGCTGAATGATATTCAGGCAGAAAACGGCGATTATTACCAGAACCGCCGCAATATTGACCGTGATATCAGAAATAAGAAAGCATTTGTCGAGGAGATCGCTGCCAGCATTCCAGTCGGATATGATGTTACGAAATGGGAGAGCATGAGTGCCGGAGATATTTACAGACAGATTGAGCGGTTGCAGAGAGAAAACCAGACAATTGAAAAAGCAAAAATGTTAATGGAAAGCAGAGAGAATAAAATCAGAAAATTCGATGCTGACAGAGAGATTGAGATTGCGGCACTCGACCGGGAAATCAGCAACCGTGCAAACCAGATTGATAAATCAGTTGCATCATTAAATGAGCAGATCAGGGAATACGAAAAAGAGAAAGAACAGCTTGCATCCAAGAAGCAGGACAAGCTTGAAGTGATCGAGCAGACCTATAAGGCGAACGTAGCACATTTTGATGCAGAGGTTGCCGAGTATGCAGAATATGCGGATAAAAAGCCAAATGATGTGACGGATTTGCAGAATAAGGCAAAGACGATCGAGGAGATGCAGAGCCACATTAATGAATATAAACGCATGATTGGCTTGCAGGAAGAGATTACAGAAATGAAAGAACAGTCGCAGAGTCTCACAGATAAGATTGAGAAAGCAAGAACACTGCCGGGAGAAATCCTTACCGACTGCACGATCCCGATTGATGGACTTACCGTTGAAAATGGAATCCCACTTATTAACGGACTTCCGGTATCGAATCTGTCAGAGGGAGAAAAGCTTGATTTATGCATTGATGTTGCTTTGCAGAATCCGAATGGCCTTAACATCATCCTTATTGATGGAGTGGAGAAATTGGCGACAGACCTTAGAGAAAAACTTTATGCGAAATGCAAAGAAAAAGGTTTACAGTTCATTGCTACCAGAACGACTGATGATGATGCAATGACAGTAGTTGAGTTATAGGAGGACATATCATGGAAAACACAGAGATCATGACGGTAGAACCGAATACACAGCTTTCATCAAATGTTTTTTCTGATCCGGAAGCTTTTCAGAATTTATTTAATATAGGGAAAATGTTTGCATCATCTTCCCTGGTGCCACAGGCATATCAGAATAAGCCAATGGACTGCACGATTGCGGTTGATATGGCAAACCGCATGGGAGTTAGTCCGATGATGGTTATGCAGAATCTTTATGTTGTGCAGGGAAAGCCGCAGTGGAGTGGACAGGCTTGCACATCAATGATTATGGCAAGTGGAAAATTTAAAAATGTCCATCATGTATACACTGGCGAGCGCAATACGGATTCTTGGGGATGTTTTTTAACTGCTGAAAAGGTAGATACCGGAGAAACCATAAACGGTGCAGAGGTAACCATTCAGATGGCAAAAGATGAGGGATGGTACGGGAAGAACGGAAGTAAATGGAAAACCATGCCGGAACTTATGCTTGCGTACCGTGCATCTGCATTTTTTGCAAGAGTGCATATTCCAAATTCACTTATGGGATGTTCTGTTGAAGGAGAAGCAGAGGATATTGTAAAAGCTGCAGCACCTGCAGTACCAGATATTTTTTCTGATCCACAGAATGAGAAACTTATGAAAGAAGCATCGGAGGTATTTGATAATGTTACTGAATAATGAAAATTACTATTCAAAGGAAGCTGATCGGGAGTATCTCTCGGTCAGCCAGTATAAAAACTTTATGGGAACTATCGGAAAGCCAGCGTGTGAATCACAGGCCATGGCAATGCTCAACGGAGAGTGGGAACTTGAAAAGACAACAGCTCTTTGGGTTGGCTCTTATGTGGATTCACATTTTGAGGGAAGCCTTGACTTGTTCCGTGCACAGAATCCTGCCTTTTTTACAAAGTCCGGGGATTTAAAGGCAGACTACAAAAAAGCGGAGGAAATCATCAACCGTATTGAAAGAGATGAAACCTTTATGCAGTTCATGTCCGGAGAAAAGCAGGTCATTATGACCGCTGATATGTTCGGTGCAAAGTGGAAAATCAAGATGGACAGCTACATTGCAGATAAAGCGATTGTGGATCTGAAAGTTATGAGAGAACTGCATAAGGCTGAATATACAAAGGATTTCGGCTATATGGATTTCATTCAGTATTGGGGATATGACATTCAGGGTGCAGTGTACCAGGAAGTTGTTTATAGAAATACCGGAAAGCGGTTACCATTCTTTATCGCAGCAGCGTCTAAGGAAAAAGAAACAGATATCGAACTGATATGGATCGATGATGAACATCTTCATGAGAAGCTTATAGAGGTGGAGCAGAACACGCCTAAGATTCTTGCATTGAAATCCGGTGCGGTAGAACCTATCCGGTGTGAATTGTGTGATTACTGTAAGCATACAAAGGTATTAAAGAAACCTATTCATTATTCAGAACTGCTGGGAGAGGTTTAAATGAAAACAGTTGGAATTGTTACAAAATATAATAATAACTGCATTTTCTGTGGCAGACCTACCACCGATGAACATCATCTTTTATTTGGCAATGGATTCAGAAAGCTTGCAGAGGAAGATGGAATAAAAGTTCCGGTTTGTGAGTACTGTCACACGAAAAGCCCTGTTGCACAGCGTGTCCATGATAATACGACCGCTGAAAAGTTGAGCAAAATTGCAGGACAGCTTGCATGGGAAAAGCATTGTGTGGCATCCGGTCACACAGAAGATGAAGCCAGAGAGCTTTTCCGTAAGAGGTATGGACGCAGTTATTTATAGGTTGAAACACCTGACTGTCGAGAACTGCTCGGCGGTTAAAAGAAAACATCATGAGGATTTCATAATATATCACGAATTTTGAAAGCCATGGTTTCCCGGTGCTTTCCATGGTGCCGGGAGAAAGGAGTTTTAAATGAATTTAGAACAGAAAACAATTACATCCATCGAGGTTGCGGAGATGGTTGGAAAACCACACAACGATTTAATGAAAGATATTAGACGATACATATTACAATTTGGTGAGGGAAAAATTCCCCACACCGATTTTTTTACGGGTTCAGAGTATACAGATAAGTCAAATCGGCAGAAACCTTGTTATCTTGTCACGAAAAAGGGCTGCGAATTTATTGCCCATAAGCTGACAGGCGTAAAAGGAACAGAGTTCACAGCAAAGTATATTAATCGTTTCCATGAAATGGAAGATGCTATTCAGAAACCACGCACAGCATTAGAACAGATCGCATTATTAGCGCAGGGAACGGTGGAGTTGGAACATAAGGTTGAGACCGTGGAGCAGAAAGTATATTCCATTGAAAACGATATGCCATTGTTCGGTGCAGAATCAGACGAACTTTCTGCACATGTCAGACGAAAGGCAGTGGAAATGCTCGGCGGTAAGAAATCAGAAGCTTACAGGGATAGTAAAGTACATAAAAAAGTGTTCAGCGACATTTACAATCAGTTAAAACGTGAGTTTGGCATTTATGACGATGAAGGAAAAATGAAAAGCTACAAGGCACTGAAACGCAAGGATCTTGCCGATGCACACGAATTTGTTGATTGCTACACTCTTCCGGCATATTTAGCAGAGCAGATTAATGATTGCAATGCGCAGATCAGAATGGAGGACGGTGCCGATGGAGTATAAATTTACAGTTCCGGGGCGTTTGGAAGGCTTGAACAATTACACCGCAGCCAATCGCACCAACCCATATAAGGGCGGAAAGGTAAAAAATGATAATGAGAATCACATCATGTGGTGTATCAGACAGCAGCTCCATGGTGTACATATCGAAAAGCCGGTACTGATCTATTACCACTGTTTTGAAAAAGACAACAGGAGAGATGGGGACAACATTCTCTCCTGCGCAACAAAGTTCATTCAGGACAGTCTCACAAAAACAAAGGTACTGCAAGAAGATAACCGCAGATGCATCCCTCATTTTTATCATGATGTTTCTGTAGATAAGGATAATCCGAGAATTGAGGTCACAATCACAGAACTTACGCCGGAACAGGCGAAAATGAAATTGAGAGACTTGCTTAATGACTTGGAAACGGGGTGATCTGGTGGATGGCAACTACATAAAACTGAGCCGTGGACTTCTGGATTGGGAGTGGTACACAGACATTAATACAACCCGGCTGTTTATCCATATGTTGCTGAAAGCCAATTGGAAGGATGGAAATTTCAAAGGGACAACGATTCCACGTGGATCGTTTGTCTCGTCCATCGGGAAACTGTCGGGCGAAACAGGGCTTACAGACCGTGAAATTCGCACAGCAATTTCGCATTTGAAAAAGACAGGCGAAGTGACAAGCAAAACGACAAACAAATTTAGCGTATTTACAGTAGTTAAATACGATTTATACCAGACAACCGACAAGCAGAATGACAAGCAACCGACAGACAAGCGACAGACTAACGACAAACTAACGACAACAATAGAAGAAAAGAAAGAAGGAAAGAAGGGAAGAAACACACCCCCTATATCCCCCTTGGAAAAATTCGGAGAGTTTGCCGCAGCCTATCCGAAACGGTGTACTGGTTGTCTTGCTGAAACAGAATATTGCAATGCGGTACTGGCTGGTGTAACGGAAGATGATCTGATAATGGCTGCACAAAATTACGCTGTTGATTGTCAAAAGAAAAGGACACCTGATCGTTATATTAAAAATGCAGAGAATTTCTTGAAAGAAAATTTGTTTATGCAGTATCTGAAAGGAGAGAACGATGGACCAGTTGGAAGAGATACTGGAACGCATGAAAAATCACTCAACGAACTTATGCAGGAATGCGGAGACACCGGAGACTTCCAAGGATTCTGATGTGTGTCCAATTTGCGAAGGTCGGGAGTGGATCTTGAAAATAAAAGACGGAGTTGAAATAGCAGTACCGTGTAAATGCCGTGAGAAAGCGGTCATGTCAAGGCGGTTGCGATTCGCAGATATACCGGAGGCATTCCGTGGGATGGATCTGAGATCGTTTCGAATGGATGTGTACAGGAAGCAGGAAAGTAAAAAGATGGTGTCAGATGCTTGTAAAATCATAAAAACCTATCTGGATGATTTTGAGAGCCAGAAGGAAAGAGGCATGGGACTGTATATCTGGTCGAGGACAAAGGGAAGCGGTAAGACGAGGATTGCTGCCGGGATTGCAAATGAACTGATGAAAAGATACACAGTCAAATTTGCAGTATCACTGACCATCCTGCAGGAAATTAAGAATACATGGCGCAGGGATGCAGCAGGCAGTGAAAGCCAGCTTTTAGATGCACTTTCCACAACGGATATTTTGATCATTGATGATTTTGGTGTGGAAGCACCGGCGGCATGGATCAACGACAAAATGTACCAGATCATCAACGAGCGTTACATAAACCAGAAGGTAACGATTTTCACGAGTAATGATCCGCTGGACAAACTATCCTACGATGACCGGATCACGAACCGGATCAAGGAGCGGACATATCAGATCGCATTTCCAGAAGAATCAGTCCGGGATCATATCGCAGAGCGGATGCAGGAGGAAATCATTGAAAAGATGATGGCGGGTGGAAATATAAAATAAAAAATACAAGGAAGGTGGACAAATGCATAACGTACAGCAGAGACAGAGGTTAATTCCGTCGAGTGTTTATAAGCAGGAATTAGCAAAATGCCGGTTAGGAGATAATATCGCAAATCACATGGGATATATTTTTACAGCCATTTTGTACGACAAGTTTGATATGACGTTTAAGCAGGTTACGAATTTTTATAGCAAAACCGTTGAGCGTCGGAAATCTTGGCAGGACGATGATGACGAAGCGGTAACGAGCGAGAGCATGATGGCATATTGCCGTAAAAAGAAAATTGATGTTGTCAAGTGGGTAAAATCAATCCCAATGTCACAAAAATTGTATATGGCGGATATTAAAAACGGACGTGCAGCACTTGGTGCAGATTGGAATATCGAAAGCGCACTGGCAGCTACAATGTATCTGAGTATTCCGACATTAAAAGATTCTTACCGCTTTTCGAATGCCAAAATCGAAGAATTTATGAATTGGGTTGCCTGTTATATTGATTCCTATTGGCGCAAGCAGCCAAAGAGTAAGGAACACTATCTGACGGATGAAATTATTCGGAATCAGTTTATTGAGGATGAAAATGGGGATATTGTAACAGGAAAAGCGGTGAAATAAGGATTATTAACATGGGAGAGATGACAAAGACAAGCTGAAAGAAATGGAGAAAAAGGATGGAAGATAGATATTTATGTAAAGCAAGACCAATAGGGACTAGAAAACAGTGGGTAACTGGATTTTATGCAGTCCTTGGAGAAAAGACGGTAATTATCGTAAATGAGCCGGAACAGTTTTATGACGTTGATAGCGGGAAAAATAGTAGCGGAAATAAGATTGTAGAGGTTATACCTAAAACCGTCTGCTGGTGCACTGGAGCAAGCGATAAGAACGGCAAGCTGATATTTGAAAATGACATTCTTTCAGGGCATATCGATGATGAGTTTCCAGAAGATGAGACGAGAAAGCGTGTCGTGTGGCACGAAAACGGATGGTGTACGAATGAGCCGGGCTGTGATGACTACGAGGAACTGGATGATTTTGATTCAGAGAATTTTGAAGTGATCAGTAACATGATTGACAACCCGGAGCTGTTGGAGGTGCGGTTGTGAAGCAGTTGGACGAGTATATAACAAAAATAGTAGGAAGAAAATCAGCACTATATCAGACGGTTATGCAGATTGTGAAAGGTGGCGGTGTGAATGGCAATTAAACCGATTTTATTCAACACAGAAATGGTTCGGGCAATTCTGGACGGACGGAAGACTTGCACTCGTCGGCTGGTAAGATTTTTACCGGGAGAAAATCCACAGTGGACTGGATATATTAGAGATGGACTGATGCTCTACAATGGCAGGAATGAGCCTTGTATCATAAAAGTACCATATCAGCCGGGTGATACCCTGTATGTTCGAGAAACATGGTGCGGACTTCCAGTCAATGAAGCAGGTCATATGCGTGGTCATACCATCTATTATTACAAAGCTGATGGAGAACTTCGACCTAAAGGTTGGAGAGGCACTTGGCATCCGTCAATCCACATGCCGAAAGAAGCGGCACGTATCTGGCTTAAGGTTACGGATGTGAGGGTGGAGCGGTTGCAGGAAATCACATCGGAGCAGATTTGCAGAGAGGGTGTAGAGGTGGAATATCCTCATGTGTTGAATGGAGAAGAAAAAAGATATGCTTTTTCAAGACTCTGGGATTCTACCATCAAGAAGTCCGATCTTGACCGCTACGGTTGGAATGCCTCACCTTGGGTGTGGGTGATTGAATTTGAACGATGCGAGAAGCCGGAAGGAGTGTGAGAATATGAGTAAATTTGATTATGACTGTTTTTGCGGAGACGACGATTCACTTGGTTTCAATGCGAGTAAATACAACAAGGAAGAAGCTTTAAAAATTGGCGCGGAAGAATATGGGTGTAACGTAAACGAATTAACGGTAGAAGAAGCCTATATTTATTATGGTTTTGGAACTGATGAAGATGGAGAAACACGTACAACGTATTGGCTTTGCGATGTACCTAAAGGAAATAGCTTTGAAGCAT